TAATTTTATAGGAGCTCAAGCTGGAGAATATGCTATAAGTTCTTATTCTTCTAATTTTATAGGTCAAGGAGCAGGATATAGTGCTTCTAATTCACAACAGTCTAATTTTATAGGTCAAAGCGCGGGATATTTAGTAATAGGATCCCAATTATCTAATTTTATAGGATATCAAGCAGGGTATATATCTACAGGTTCTTATCAATCTAATTATATAGGATATGTTGCAGGATCTCAATCATCAGGCTCTTATCTTTCTAATTTTATAGGATATGCTGCAGGATATCAAGCATCAAGTTCTTATTCTTCTAATTTTATAGGACAAAATGCTGGATACAATGCTTCTAATTCACAACAGTCTAATTTTATAGGATATGCTGCAGGATATCAAGCATCAAGTTCTAACTATTCTAATTTTATAGGATATTATGCTGGTAGATTTGCTCCAAATACTTCAAATTCAGTATTTGTAGGAATATCTTCAGGATTTAGTGCTTCTAATGCCTCTACTTCTGTATTTATTGGAGCAAATGCAGGAAATCAAGCAATAGGATCTTCTTATTCTAATTTTATAGGAGGATCCACAGGACAATATTCAACAAGTTCACAATATTCTAATTTTTTAGGATTTCAAAATGCATATCAAATAACAAGTAACTATTCAAATTTAATAGGATACCGTGTTGCATATAATAGTGGTAGTCTTATAGGATCAATAGGCAATAATAATATTATAATTGGTACTAATATTACTTTACCTATAAATTATAATAATGGTATTAATATAGGTGGTTTAATATTTGGTAGTGGTTCTTATGGAACTACAACAGGAAATCCATTCTCTGGTTCAACAGGAGGGTATGTTGGTATAAACCAACCTAATCCACAATATAATTTAGACGTAAGTGGAAGCGGTAACTTTACAGGAGTACTAAATGGTACTAATGCTAGCTTTAGTGGATCTTTGTCTATATATACTCCAAATGGACCTAATGTAAGTATAAGTAATACTAATACTGGATTAATATTACAAGGAGCAGCAGGAGGTAGTAGCCCAAGTGTATCTCAATTTAGATTAACTGCTAATTATCCTGGATGGACAGATAATCAAACATCTTCTTATTTTCAAGTTCAAACTCTTTCTGGTTCTTCTGCTACTAACTATCTTACTATGTTAGGAGGAACTTATGGAACTGATGCTCCATTTAGTAGATTACAATTTTTATCTAATTATAGTACATTCACAAACGTAACATCTTTCTCATCTACCCCAATACCAACTCACTTAGTAGAAATAGTTAATAATAACGCAAATACTGCTTCTTTTGGTATAAAAGCTTTAACAGCCCAAACATCAAATTATTTTGATATAGTAAGTGGAAGTACAACTGTTTTTTATATAAATAATATAGGTACTATATCAACTATTAGTGATGTTATTGCTTATAATACTTCAGATAATAGATTTAAAACTAATGTAACTCCAATAAAAAATCCAATAGATAAAATAAAACAAATATCAGGTGTTGAATTTGATTGGATTCCTAATGAAGAATATCATTCATATAAAGGACATGATGTAGGAGTTATAGCACAAGAAATAGAAAAAGTATTACCGGAAGTTGTTACTACAAGAGATAACGGATATAAAGCTGTTAAATATGATAAAATAGTTTCATTACTGATAGAAGCTATTAAAGATCAACAACAACAAATTGATGAATTAAAATCACTATTAAATAAATAAAGTTATGTCATTGCCATCTTCAGGTCCTATATCAGAAAGTATGATAAGAACTGAGTTGAATATACCAACTCAATCACCTTTTAGTCTTAACCTAGCATCTGAACTAGGTTATACTGATATAAATGTTGGTAGTCTTTCTGTATCTAATGGTACACTTAATTTTATAACACCTACTAGTCAAAGTAGATGGCAAGGATATAATCATAGTTACGTAGCAAGTGCAAATACTGCTTATAATAATTGTAAGGCTCCATTAGGATATAACTACGCTGCTTTTATTCAAGTAGGTATAGGATCAATTAATCAATATATTTCAGCAATAGCAACCAACTTAACAGCGTCAGGAATAGCACCTTCTGCTTATGTAAGCTACTCAGCTTATTACACAACTTATTCAGCAAATATAAGAAACTCAGGTAAACTTATAAAATCAGGAACATTAAATGATAATTTTATTTATACTTATAATGCTTCTTCTGGTTCTACAATTACTTTTTTATTTACCGGATCTGCTTCTACAGGTTCTTCTACAACAAATATAATATCATCTTCTTTTAACGGAACTACTTTTACTTTTGATGCTACTACTTCTAATTATAATTATTATACTGGAAGTTTTACAGTTCAAAATAATAGTAGTACTTCTCATACAGTACAAATAACAGATACTAGTGCTGTAGGATCACCACACTTTACATCTCCTACAACAGGAAACGTAGGGACAACAAATATAAATGTTAATGGAATTAGTGTTGGTACTGCTCCTACTTTAGTAATTAGAATACAAAATAATAGTGGAGGAACTAATATAACATTATCTTCTAATACTATAAGTGCTACAAACGGTAGTATTTCTACAACTGGTGGAGGCACTCCTGCTATAACAGTAACAGTAACACCTTCTTCTAATAATAGTATAGTAACTTTAAGTGGTACAATAACTATAGTACCATAATAAAAAAATAAAAAATATATATACTTTTATCTTGCATTTTTAACTATTTATTAGTATATTATATAACATAACATGATTTACCTAATTATATCCATTTTAGTAATAATATCCATAGTGATATCTTTTATTGCAAATAAAAAAAGTACTTCAGATGAATCTAATACATTAGAAGAAACAAAAACTCCTGAAATACAGGTAATAGAAGCTAAAGCTAAAACAGAAATTAAAAAAATAGAAGAAATTATAGTAAAAGATGAAAATATTTTTGTTTCAGAAATAAAACATATTGAACAACCCACTAAACCTTCTAAAAAACAAACAACTCAAGTAAAAAATAAAATAACCCACAAAAAGTAAAAATTTATGAAATTAAGTCAAGAAGAATTACAGAAATTCCAAGGTTTTAAAACAGAAGCAACTCATTTGGCTTCATATCTGGGAGAATTAAATTATCAAAAAACTTTAATAGATTTAGATTTAGAAACAATCAAACAAGATATTAAATCTTTAAATCTAAAACAAAAAGAATATTTAAAAGAATTAGGTGCAACTTACGGAGATGGTTCTATCAATGTAGAAACAGGAGAAATTACTTCTTTACAGTAAATCTAATTATATATAAATAGGTTTTACACAATATACTAACTATTTATTATTAGAAATTAAATAACATAATGGCAGAAACAATTTTAAGTCCTGGAGTATTCCTACAGGAAAGCAACCAATCACAGATAACAAAGAATCCAATAACTGTTGGAGCAGCTTTGATAGGTCCAACCGTATTAGGAAAACCAAATATTCCTACTGTAGTAACTTCATATTCACAATATGTAGCTTTATTTGGAAATACTTTTATTTCTGGTGGAGTAACTAGAGAGTATTTAACTTCTCAAGCGGCCTATAACTATTTTCAACAAGGAGGTCAATCTTTGTTAATTACTAGGGTAGCTAGCGGTTCTTACACTCCTGCAACTTCTTCTTTAATTACTACAAATGTTCCCGGGGATACAGTAGGTGCCTTCACTTTAGAAACTCTATCTGTAGGTACTGTGATGAATAATGATTTTTCTGCTTCTTATGTTAGTTCATCTGCACTACAATCAGGTTCTGCTTTGAATGTTAGGTGGGAAATTACTTCAGCAAACACAGGGTCAGGTACTTTCTCTTTAAATATTAGAAGGGGGGACGATTATCAAAATAGTAAAAACGTATTAGAATCTTGGACTAACTTATCTTTAGATCCAAATCAAAATAATTACATAGAATACGTAATAGGTAATCAAGCTAGTAACGTAGTAACAGATGAAACTGGTCAAGCCTATTTACAACTAACAGGAAGCTACAATAATTCTTCTAATTATGTAAGAGTAAAATCAGTAAACTATACTACTCCAAACTATTTAAACCAACAGGGATTAGTGTCTAATCCTTCGTATACTGCATCTATACCCCAACTTAATAGTGGATCATCAAATGGTGCATTTGGCGGTGCTACAGGACCCATATATGGTTTCTACAATACCTTCCAATTGAACTTACACGAAACTATACCAACAGTATCAGCTACTAGCGGTGTAAACAATATTCAAGGAGTACTTTCTACTGATTATGATTTAGCCATAAACTTAATGAATGATCAGAGCTCTTATATTTACAATTCAATATATGCTCCAGGATTAACAGCTCAAAACTCACCTTCTGAATTTAGTACTATATTAATTAATTCTCAAAACAGAGGAGATAATATTGCAGTATTGGATTTGGTTGGATACGGTCAAGCAGTGTCAACAGTATGTTCACTAGCTAATTCTTATAATACTTCTTACGGAGCTACTTATTGGCCTTGGGTTCAAATACTTTCTATTGATACAGGTAGATTACATTTTGTACCTCCTTCTACAGTAATTCCGGGAGTATATGAATACAATGATACTGTAGCTGCTGAATGGTTTGCACCTGCAGGTATGAACAGAGGTGGATTACCTACCGTATTACAACCTGAAAGAAGATTAACACAAGCGATGAGAGATACTCTTTATTCAGCAAAAGTTAATCCTATAGCAACATTCCCAGGTCAAGGAGTAGTAGTTTACGGTCAAAAGACTTTAGCTTCTCAAGCATCTGCTCTTAACAGAGTAAATGTAAGAAGATTGTTGATTGCTCTTAAATCTTATATAGGCCAAATAGCTGAAACTTTAGTATTTGAACAAAACACTACAGTTACTAGGAATAAATTTACTTCACAAGTTAATCCTTATTTAGCTTCTGTACAACAGAGACAAGGTTTATATTCTTATCAAGTAGTGATGGATGATACCAATAATACTCCTGATGTAATTGATAGAAACTTGTTAGTAGGTACAATCTATCTACAACCAACAAAAACAGCAGAGTTTATACAGCTAACATTTAATGTACAGCCAACAGGAGTAGTTTTCGGTAGTTAATATAATATGATTAAAAAATTAAACAAGATGAACGATAATACTAGAATAAGGATACATTTATCAGGTAAGTTATTTGAAGCTTTAACTAAACAAATAATTTTAGAATCTAAAAAGTCTAAAAAAATAATTAAAGAAACTTCAGATGGAGCTTTAAGTAAGACTAAAAAAATGACGAAGATAAAAACTTCTGAAAAAAAAAGTGAAAAAGCTAAAACACCTAATAAACCTGAAGTAACTCAACCCGAAGTTAAAAGTCCTAAAGATACTAAAAAAACTTTAGACAAAGGAAATAAAATAAATAAGGCCAATGAAAAAAAGTATAAAGGGCCTTCTGCAGAACAGAGTCAAGGAGCTAATAAAACTAAACCTCCTGTTCCTCAAAAAGGAGGAGTTAAAGAAGCAATATATAATAAAAAAAAAGTTTAAAAGAATTATTTGAGGATGAAGAGGAAGAAACAAACAATATAGAAAATCTTCCTACAAACAATCAAATAGATACTCAAAAAGATAAAGAAGTTACTACAGATATTCCGCAAGGGAATACAAAAGAGCCTGAGGATCAAAATAAACCTGAACAGGAGCCTATTGAAAAAGAACCTACTCAAAAACAGTCCGGGGAAAAAGAAAAACCTGAAACTAAAATAGGAGAAGATGTACCTGAAACAATAATAATATCTAAAAATGTATTAAGAGATATTATGTACAGTACAAGCTTTGTAGCTGGTAAACCTAATGGTGAAGTAATGAAACCGCAAGGTAAAGAAAATAGATACAGAACAGCTTTCTTACCTCCTGGAACAATCTATTCCATTACCTTTATTAAAAAGAATGGAGAAGTAAGAGTAATAAATAGTATTAAAGGTACTAGAGCTGGTTTAAGAGGAGGAAATTTAAAATATGATCCTGTTAAATATGGCTATATACCTGTATATGATTTACAAGCTGCTAGGAGAACTTCTAAGAAAAATAAAGAAGGAGAGTATTCAAACAGCTCTCCTTGGAGAATGGTAAATTTAAATACAGTTTCTAAGATAATAAAAGGTAAAAAAACTTACATAGTAAAATAATAAAATTTAAAAAAGTCCCCACATTAAATGGGGATTTTTCTTTTTGTATTAGAGGTATTGTAATAAAGTTTAAGATTGCCACAATCCCAAAACATAAAGTACCCGTTATTTAATACATTCTCCATTTCTGTTTTAGAAGGATCAAAATTTTCTAGAATATTATTCAACTTATGTTTTTGAAACATTTGTCTAGGATATACATTTAAATTTTTAAAGTAAAAATAATTAGGAGGAGTAAAAGAGTCAAAAGTAAAACCAGATTTTAAATAAGTTTCACCACTACTCCAAGTCCTATCACAATATGTTACTATAACTTTTGGAGTATAATTCCTTATAAAATATTGTAACATTTTACTAAATCCTCCAATAACCTGTACTCCTTGTTTACTAGCGTATCTAATTATTTCCCAATCTGCTTTTTTATCAAATCTAGGAATTCCTAAGGTTAATATAGATACCAATTCATTTTCAAAATATAATCCTATATTTACTGAACTGTTAGCAGTTCCTTGTAAGTGATTTTCATTTAAAAATACTTTTTTTTTATCATATTTGACTAACCTTATTTCACATTTTCTAGCATACAGTCTTTTATTGAATATTCCTAATTTAGCACTTATCATAGATTTTATTAAATCCTTTTTAGACCACCATAAATAGTCAAATATGTGTATAAGAGTTATTCCCCTATGTAAACATCTAGAAGTTTTTTTTAAATGATAATCTTTAGTTTTAAAAAAGCTATTATGGTAAAATATTCCATTAAATTCTATTGATATTTTCTTTTTATGTAAAGATATATCTAACTCATCCCCAATCAATGTGGTTCTATCATTTATATCTATTTCTATGTCAGGTGATATCAATCTAATGTAATCAATAATTTCTTGATGTCCTTTTGAAATTTTAATGTATTTAATCTTATCAGAACAAAACTTACATTTAGGTTTATAATTACTATTTAAAGATCCTTCCCATTCAGAATTACATTTAACACATTTTACTTTAAATAATTGATTTTTTATGGATTTAGTAGGATCATAGTTGAGAATAATAATATCTTCCCATTCCAATATTTTTTTATCTATTGCTCTAATGGTTTTTTTTCTCTGACCATTATAATTTTCATTTCCATATTTATTTAACTTTGTTTTCTTACCTTTTTCTATATTATTATAAAAAGGATCTCCATATAATTTAACTTTAGTTTCTTCTGATTTTTTTTGTATAGATTTAACACCCATAGCAAATTTTGAACCATATTTTTCTAACATAACTTCCCTTTGTTTATTTTTGGTAGCTTCTGTTTTCATAGGATGACATCCGTATTTTTTATCATAGGTTTTTTTTTGAGATTCAACAATTTTTGCTTTAACTTCTGGATCTGCATTTGCGCAAGCTCTAGAACAATATTTTTTAGGTCTACTCCTAGTATTAATATTTTCTTTTCCACAAGTTTTACAATTAAATTTTTTCATATGCTATAGGCTTGTTTGTAATAATAATTATATTATTTTACAATAATAGAAAAAAAATTTATTATTTACAAATATTTATTTATATAAAAACTAAAAACTAAAATTATGCCAATATTAGATCCAAACGAAATAATGTTTACAGCTTATGAACCAATGGTACAAAATAGGTTCATTATGTACATAGATGGTATTCCTTCTTTCATGATTAAAAAAGCTTCTGCTCCTGAAGTAGATTTGGGTGAGATAAGATTAGAACATATCAACGTTTACCGTAAAATAAAAGGTAAAGCAGAATGGAAAGATATGAATTTATCTCTTTATAGTCCAATTTCTCCTTCAGGTCAACAGGCTGTAATGGAATGGGTTAGACTTTCACATGAATCTGTAACTGGAAGAGATGGGTATTCTGACTTCTACAAAAAAGATTTAAACTTATCAATATTAGGCCCTGTAGGAGATGTAGTAAGCGAATGGATTATAAAAGGAGCTTTTGTAAAAACTTTCAAAGCAGGTGAATATGACTGGTCTGCAAATGAAGCCATTAGTTTAGATTTGACTATAGGAATGGATTTCTGCATCCTAAACTATTGATATAATATTTTATTCTTAAGTATTAGACATTTATTAGAAATAAAACATCCCCCAACGTTAAAAGTAAAATTTCCTCTTTCTTACAAAAGGGGATTTTTTATTTATTGTTTTTTGATTATAAAACTATTTATTATAAATAAGATATATAAAACATGCCTCAAGTATATGTAAACAGTCCCTTTTACGGGCAAGATGGAACTTTCGCAGCTGACGGAGGTGCGTTATTTAAAAGTCAACCATCTGAAAAAACAAGTGATAACTTTGGAAGACAAAAAGTAACTATACATCAAAACGTATATGAAGCCGATTTTGAATACGGACTTCAACCTTTGAGATGGGAGTCTTTAACATATACTACAGGTAGCAATGGTACAGCTACTATTACACAAATTCCTAGCTTAGGTGGAGTTGCTATGACTGTAGGTACAGGATCATATGATTTATGTGTTAGACAATCTAGACCTTACCATAGATATCAACCTGGAAAGACTATGTATATGGCAGCGAATGCTAATTTTGGAGGTCCTGTAGCTAATAATTATACTAGAGTAGGTTTCTTTGATGATTCTAACGGAGCTTTTTTTGAACAGAGTTTTACTTCATCAAACAATCCTTCAGGAATGTATGTTTGTTTAAGATCAGATTCTGCAACTTCTGGTAGTTTGCCTATAACAACTAAAGTTTCATTAGATCAATGGAATGGGGATATTAATTTAGCTAAATCTTTAAATTGGAATAATGTTCAAATGCTGTGGATTGAATATGCATGGTATGGTGCTGGTACTATTAGGTTTGGTGTAACTATGAATAGTGAACAATATCTATTACATACGTTTAATACAGCTAATATAGCTCAAGGTCCTTGGTCTAGAACAGGTAACTTACCGGTAAGATATGAACTCAGAAATAGTGGTTCCGTATCTGCAGGTACTACTTTTATACATTATGGTGTATCAGTATTAGTAGAAGGAGGTAGAGATGATCAAAGAGGATTTACTTATTCTTATGGTATGAACCCTCAATCTCCACGTAGAAACGTACCAGCAGGATCAACAAGATTTCCTGTACTATCTATTCAAAATAGACCTATGGGAACTCTAGAGTATACTGGAAGTATCTCAACAGCAACTACTGCTAGTATAACAGTATCAGGTACTCCTTGGACAGCTAATCAATGGACTGGTAGAGGAGTATATTTCTTTACAGGAAGTGCTAATTTTAGTGGTAGTGGTAATTTTGGATTTTCTACAGGTTCTGTAGCTCGTGTTGTAAGCAACACAAATAATACTCTTAATATTGTTGATGTAGTAACAGGATTACCCCCCTCACCAGCACCTACAGCAGGTTCAAATTTTATTATAGGATTGATTAACAGAGGCCAAATATTACCTCAAACCTTAGTATTATCTTCAGATACATTATGTTATGTTGAATTAATATCTAGCGTACCTTTAAATCCAGTGCAATTAACAGGATCAAATTTTCAAGCTTTAAGCTTATTAGGTTCTAACTACTCTTTTGCTACTAGAGATGTAAGTGCAACAGGATTAACATCTGGAAGCGGTGAAGTAGTATATGCATTTACTTCTCCTGCAGGTGGATCAGGACTTCAAACATTTGATTTATCAGACTTTTTCCCATTGTACAATTCAATTAGAGGTAATATTCCAGATACTTTAACAGTAGCTATAACAACAGGTGCTACAGGATCAAACGTAGGTGTTCATATTGTAGGTCAGGAAGCAATGTCATAATAGCACTGTTAAATAAAAATAAAATTTTAAAAAAGTTACGTTATATATATTTATTAATGTATATATTTATAAATAAATTAAGACTATGGCACAACAAGAAAAGTTTACGTTACCTACAGAAACAATTGAATTAGCCTCACAAGGCAAAGTGTATGACAAAGAAAACCCACTATCTTCAGGAAAAGTGGAAATGAAGTATATGACAGCTAGGGAAGAAGATATTCTTACTAATGTTAATTTACTTAGACAAGGGATAGCAATAGAGAAAATGCTACAATCCCTAATAAAATCACCAATTGATTACAATGATTTGCTTTTAGGAGACAGAAATAGTCTTTTAATAGCTGCTCGCATCCTAGCATACGGTTCTCAATATTCTTTTCAATACACTGATATTGAAGATGATATAAAAGAAGAGGTAACAATAGATTTACAGACTTTAAAAAACAAAGAAGTAGACTTTTCTCTGTATAATAATAAAAATGAATTCAAATTTACCCTTCCTAACTCTAAAAATGAAATAACTTTTAAACTTCTTACTGTAGCAGATGAAAAAGCTATAGAACAAGAGATAAAAGGGTTCAAAAAAGCAACTAATTTACAAGCAGGGGAACTCACTACTAGATTAAAACACCAAATTTTATCTGTAAACGGTAATTATGATACCAAATCAATAAGAGATTTTGTAGATAACTACTTATTAGCCAAAGATTCTAGTAAACTAAGAGTACACATAGCAGACTTAACTCCTGATATTGACCTAAAAGTCAATTTTACCCTATCTTCAGGTAAAGAAGTAGAAGAAATATTGCCTTTAACAGCAGACTTTTTTTTTCCCAGGGACTGAGTACAGAGCAGTATATAAAAGAGAAGTTTTTGAACTAACTTATCATGGTGGAGGAGGTTTCTCATGGTCAGAAGTAATGGATATGCCCGTTTCTGAGAGAAGACTTAACATAAAATTCATTCAAGAGCATTTAGAAAAGATGCAAGAGATAAGGGACAATAATAGAACTGTGACTGCAGACAAACCCTTGATGTTAAAACCAGATATTAAGATTCCTGATAGTCCAAATGCCGTTTATTCTTCCACTGTAAAATCTAAAAAATAGATATTATCCATATTTATTTAATATAAAGATTATTATCATAAAAAATGGCTAAACAGATATCAACTAAAATAAAAGAAACAAATATAGAACAAGAAAATGCTGCATTTGCTTCTAGATTAGCCAATTTAAAAAAAGAAGATGCTACTTGGGAAAGCATTTATAGAAAAACTATAAGTATAAACGAAACAAAAAAAGAAACTGCTAAATTAGAAAAGAATTTAAACTCTTACGGAGAAAAAGGTAAAAAAGATTATAATGAATATCTTAAATTAAATCAACAATTAAAAGATATACAAAAACAACAATCCAAACAGCTTTTAACTAATTTAGGTTATCAAAAAAACATAGGAAAAGAAGTTTCTGATGATTATAAAAGACAAAAAGCAGGATTTTTTTCTTCTCAAACTATAGAAGAAAAAAAGAAAAGAAATAAATTTAGTGATAAGTCTTTAGATGATCAAAAATTAGCTACTGAAAAAAAATTAAATAATCTTCTAAAAAATTCTGGAGGGGCTATAGCTGCAGGAGTTAAATTAGATGAATCCAAAAGGAGATTAGCTTCACAACAAAATGAAAAAAAAGAAATACAAGGAGCCTATGGTAAATCCTCTATAGGAAGCAATCTTATTCAGAATTTAAAATCAGGAACTGGTACTGGAAGATTTATATCAGGGATAGGATCTGAAATAGATAAATTAAAAGCATTAGGACCGCAAGGAGTTGTAATAAAGGGAGCTGTTGGAATAGCGAATACTCTAGAAAAAGGAGTATTAGGTGCTTTTAAAATGGTAGGGTCTGTAGCAGGAGAAGTAGCTAACTTGGTAGGAGGGGATAGTGCAGGAATAGGAGGAGGGAAGATATCAGGAAAAGGAGCTACTAGTATATTAGGAGGATTACAAGATGTAGCAAGTGCTCTTCCTTTTATAGGAGGATTAGTAGGAGGATTAATAGGACTATTTAAAACAGTACTTGATTTTGCATTAGGAGTTGATCAAGCTAATACTAATGTAGCTAGGTCTTTAAATATGTCTAAAGAATCTGCAGAGGCATTAAGAGAAAGATTTGATCAAGTTGCTATTAGTTCTGGTAATTCAGTTATAAATTCAACTAGAATGCTTGAACTTCAAATGAGTTTAGGTAAACAATTAGGAGTTAATAACATATTATCAAATGAAGCATTAGAAACTAGTGTTAAATTAAAAGATATAGCAGGTTTAGAAGATGATACTATAAAATCTTTGAATGAATCTAGTCTTATAACAGGAAAAACTGTGGAAGGGACTACTAAACAGGTTTCAAAACAAGTTGATTCTTTTAAAAAATTAACAGGCATAAGTTTTAATTTACAAGGAATATTATCTGAAGCAGGTAAACTTTCAGGAGTCTTAGGATTAAGATTTGCAGAATATCCTGATAAAATAGCTAAAGCATTACAACAAACCAAAGCTTTAGGATTTAGTTTACAACAACTAAATGGTCTTTCTGATAGTTTTTTAGACTTTCAAAGCAGTATCTCTAAAGAATTTGAAGCACAAGTATTAACTGGTAAAAATTTAAACTTAGAAAAAGCTAGGGAAGCTGCATTAAACGGTAATTTAGCTGATTTAGCAAAAGAAATAACTAATCAGGTAGGAAGTTCTCAAGACTTCTTAAAATTAAATGTAATTTCTCAAAATGCTTTAGCAGAATCAGTAGGTATGACTAGAGATTCTTTGGCTGATACTCTAAAACAACAAGAAGTATTTAGAAAGCTAGGGGCTGATGGATTAAAGGATGCAGAAAAAAAATTAGCTACTTTAAGAGCTCAAGGAAAAACTGAAGCAGAAATTAATAAAATGTTAGGGGAAGATTCTTATAATTATATTACTCAAACATCAACAGCAGAACAATTATCAGGAATAATAGAAAAGTTAAAAACTATTTTTGTAGATTTTATAACTAAATCTCATATATTAGATTTTTTAACTGATCCTGAAAAAATAAAAGGAGTTATAAAAGGAGTGGTTGACATGATTGCTGGAGCTGTTCGCATGGTAGGCAGTATAGTAGCTAGTTTATTAGAAGGTATAGGGCATATTCCTTTTACTGATACAGATAAATGGTTGGGATATGCTAACTCTGTAAGATCTGGTACAGGAAACTTAGCGGGGGCTTTTGAAACAATAGGTAAAAACTTTGGAGGACCTTCTTTAGGATCTACCGTAGAATCCAATGAAGATAAAAACTCAAAAGCTAATAATCAAAATAATGAAAGAGTAATGGGTAAATTTGCAGAATATAATCATACTACTGTTGTACAAGTAGGAGGAGGTAGAGCTATAGCTCAACATGTACAACAAACATACATAACTTCGCCTACTAGTGGAGTTCCTCCTGCAATAAGTCCTACAATTACAACTTCTAAAAATCCATAAAAAATGACTTCTATAAAACCTCCTATATCTCCTTATTCAAAACCTCAAACGCCAAGTGTAGGTATAGCTAATCAATTTAAAACTTTGATTAACCTTACTAGTGATTTAACTTCTTTGAAGTTTGGAGCAGATAGACCCGGGGGAGGTAGTAGTAATCAACCTTATATACAGTTTCCTATAGAAAGTAGCGGAATACCTACTGATACAGAAAATTTTTATGTTTTAAATAGGAGTGGTTTAGATTATCCGATTAGAGGGGGGCAAATAAACAATACAGGTAACGGACTAACCACTACTCCTGCAGGATTAATAGATTCACAAAGGATACAAGCTTTTTTAAATGATAAACCTAGAGGAAAAGCTTTTATAGATAAACAAAAAGGATTGCAATTAAGTAATCCTCTTACCCAAGTTCCTACTACTATAAACTTTTCCCAAGGAGTTTTTGGTAATTCTATATTACCAGTAACTCAAACATATAGTACTCAAAATACTTTAGCTCAAATACAAGCACAGGGAACGGGAGTTCATTTTAATTATAGCGGAGTATCCCCCAATATTTATGAATCATTACAAAACACTTATGAATATATAGTAGGAAATTATAGTAATAATACTCCAAGTAATAATAGATTATCTATTTTATATACTCTAAAAGTAGTAGGTAATACTACTAATTACTATCCTAATATAGAAAATTCTTTAAATAACAATGGTATAGATCCTTATACTATTACTAAATTAGGCATATCTAATAATAATCAAGAGATATTTAATTATCAAGGAGGTCCAGGATCATTATACGGAATAGGATCAACAATAGTAAAGAGATATACTGATACACAACCTTTAGATAGTTTTAACGGCAATAACAATGCTATAAATACTACTGAATTAGTATACTCCACTATAGGAATGACGTATGCTCAATTAGCTAATCAAAGTACTACAGAAGTAGTTCCAAATTCTAATCCTAGAATACAAGATTTTAGATTCCAATTACAAAAAGCAGGACAACCTGGAGGAGTGCCTTATGATTCAACAAATTATTTAGGCAATAATATGGAATATAGAATTAATACAGGTAATCCCGGAAAAGTAAAGGATTTATCAGATTATTCTAAGATATTCTCTGAAACAATAGATAAACTAAATGCTTATTCTCCATATTATTACTATCCTGATGATAGTGGAAATACAAAAAATCCTTGGACTAATGGAGGAAACGAAGTTAATGATTTAATTAAATTTGGATTTGAATGTTTAGATAATGATGTTCCTGGAGCTTCTATAGCTCTTATTTTTAGAGCTTTTTTAGAGGGTAGCATAACAGATAATAACCAAGCTGATTACAACACTTTTACTTACCTAGGAAGGGGAGAAACCTTTAGAACTTATAAAGGATTTGATAGAACAATAGGATTCTCTTTTAAAATAGCTGTTCAAAGTAGATCAGAAATGGCTCCTTTGTATACTAAATTGAATACATTAATATCTCAAGTATATCCTGATTATGGAAGTCAAGGTATAATGAGAGGTTCTGTTGTTAGATTGACTATAGGAGATTATCTAAGTAGGGTTCCTGGATTTTTGGAAAATGTTAATGTTACTATAGATAATAATACTCCTTGGGAAATAGCTTTAGATCCCAATGGTAAAGATAGTGATGTTGCACAACTACCTCATGTTGTTACCGTTCAGTGTAGTTTCAAACCTATTATGGATCAGTTACCTAGTAGAATTACTATTAAAAATCAAAATTTTAAAATAATAGCTGGTAATCAAACTAATGATTTTGGAATAAGTTATGGAAATATAAACCTTGATAACTATATTTTACAAAAACAGCAAGAATTATTTGAATTAAATAATGCTATTACTCAAGTACAACTAACAGCACCCGCCTATATACCTCCTCATTAAATAATATATAAAAATGCCATCAAGATATCAAAATATACCAACAACTCAAGTAAGTACAACAGGAAGTTTAATATATCAAACTAATATATATCCTGAAATACCTGCAACTAATCAAGATTATTATGTAATAACTACAACAGGAGATAGATTAGATTTGATGGCTTATGATTTTTATCAAGATACTAGTTATTGGTGGGTAATAGCAACAGCTAACGCATTATCGGGAGATTCTTTATATCCGCCTGTAGGTGTTCAATTAAGAATACCTTACGATTTAAAAAGTGTTATACAATCTTATAATTTACAATATAATGGATAGATTATCTAATGTTATTGGAGCACCTTTTGATGATTATGTTATAACCCAATTAGGAATAAGACAACAAAAATCATCTACTTCAGAAAGGTCAAATGAAGAAGTTTTATATTTAGCTAATAAATCAGCTTGGGTAAGACTAATATCCTCTGTAGATGTGGCAGTAGATACTCAATCTTTTTATAAAAGTTTAAATTTAGATAATACTAATACTACTTATTCTCTTCCTCAAGATTTATCTAAAAATTGGATTTTAGAAGCAGGTACTTCAAAATATTCCTCTAATAATGGTATTGATTTAAGATATGGATTAGGACCTGATGGTTCATACGGTTTAGGAGGAATAGATGAACTGGGTTACAGACCAATGCCAGGTTTAACATCAGTAAAGATAGAAACAGCAGGAAAATTAGGGTCTTTAAGATATGCTACAATATATTTTAAAGTATGGAATATGAATCAACTGAATGTAATAGAAGCTCTATACTTCAGATTGGGATATTCTATGTTATTAGAGTGGGGTCATACTCAATATTACAATAATACTTTGTCTTATGATCATTTAAATCATTTAGTTCCTGTTAAAAATACTTTTGGGTTAGATGATCCTTTTGGTTTAAAATCTAAATTAAATACTGCAGTAATTCAACAACAATTAAGTAAAAATATAAAAAATTCTTCTGCTAATTATGATGGAATGTTTGGCATAGTATGTAACTTTGCTTGGGCATTTAATCAAGAAGGAGGATATGACTGCAATCTTAAATTGATAGGAAAAGGATCTATAATGGATACAGTAAGAATTAATCAAACTTACAAATTTCCTGATACTTTAGCTCAAAAATATAAAGATTCTTTAGAAATATTAGATAATGCGGAAGCAGAAGCAGAAGCAAAAGCTAAGGAAAAGCCTGTAGAAACTACCAAACCAATATCTTCTTTACAAGTTCCTAAAAATCCTCATGAGCTATGGCAAAATATTTATATTCCTTTAAATCCTGCAAGTGCAACAACCAATCATTTAGATGAACCTGATTTTGTAACTCATATTACAACTTATAGACCTTCTAGTGATTATTTAGGAAGAGATTCAATAGTAGATTATTATTATGAAGCAAATGGTAATGTTGATAACTTAGAAGAGATAAATAAGTATGTAGGATATTTTTTAAATGTTCCTGATGAAAATAGTTTTAATTTAATAGCAAAAAATAGAAGTTCTTCTAATGGGGCTAGTAAAATGACTTTACTACCAGATGAGATAAATAAATTTGTAAATGCTTATCTTAATTATGCTCCTAATAATGGGGGAATAACAGAAGAGTTAAAAAATATAAATTTAAATTTAAATTACTATCATAGTATAAATAATTTTGATTATGAAAATTTATTAAAAGAAAATACATTTGCAGCATTACTGGATAATCAACTTCTAAAAAATTCCAATAATTCCAATAATTACAAAATTACAAACCCTTCAAGTATCTTACAACTTTCTCCAAGTACTTTTCAAACTATAGTAGATAATATTTCTCCCCTATTTGCAGCTGCTATTTCAGTTTATAGTAAAAATTCTTCAATAACTTCTGCAAATATTCAAGTATCTATAACTATTAATAAGGTAGATACTTACATATTAAATACTTCTTTTAGTTGGCAAACCCCAAAAGATTATTTACAGCCTTCTAGAGAAGATATTGTAACTGCTTTTGCAGAATTTTTTTCAGAAAATATATCAACTAATCAAACTACGAATGCTATAAACTCAATAACTTATCCTGAATTTACAATATCAGATTTAGGTTCTTTTGTAAATAATAAAAATGAATTATATACTATAATAGGAAGTAAAGATTCTTTTCAATCTACAAAGGTAAAATATAAAGTAGATTATAGTAAAGTAAACCAAAAACTTACTAATTTAACAGATCAACCTTTTATATTAAATAGTATAAAAATTGAATTTAATAACATTAGATTAATAGGAGCTTTAAATGGGGAAACCCCGAATACTCCTATAATACGAACTCTAAAAGCTGCGAATGTTCCATTTGGGGATCCCAATTCCACTAAAAATACTTCTACCAAACAACAGGAAGAAGCTAAAAAAGCATTTAGTTCTTCTTTACTGTTTATGTTAAATTACATTAAAGTAATAACACAAGCTAAAAACGCAGGAAAAACTAATAATAGCCCAGGGCAATTAGATATATCCCCTGATACTTATGTAATGTATCAATCTGGAATATTAAAAAATCTTTTATACTTAGATAAGAAAGGAAACGCTAATTTATATACCCCAAAAACAGCTCCTAGTGGATTTGATTTGACTGCTTATGCTTTAAAAGGATTTAATAGTAATTTAATGGTTGATCCTTCTTTATATGATTCAGTTCCTTCTATAAACATTAAAGACCTATTCTATTCTTATATAATTCCTTATAACATAGATACACAAGAAGAATACCCTGCTTATATTCCGCTAGGTTATTTATTAGCTTTTATAAACAACATGTGTTTGATTTATGAAGGTTTTTCTAGCAATACTAATGATGGAGTATTCCCCTATTTTTATATAGATTTTAATACAGAGACTAATCTGTGTTTAACATGTCCTCAACATTTATCTGTAGATCCTACGGTTTGTTTTATACCGTTTGAAGCAGCTACTTCAGACTACTATAGTTTATTCCCTAATAATAATAGCACTACGGGATCAAAACCTTCAATAGATAATCCTGTAGCACCTAATATTACAGGACCTATATGGAATCCTGATAACAAGGAAAATCCACTAAGACAGCATTTTCCTACATTTAAAAAGGAAAATAGTAATCAAGGTAAAACAATGAGTATTCTATTAAATATACAACATTTAATAGATAGAGCTGAAAGTTTTACTTACTCAGATAAAGAAAATACTCTATATTTACAGCAGTTTTTACAAGCTATTATGGATGACGTAGCTGCCGCTACTGGAGGTTTAAATTCTTTTAGAGTTGCTTACAGAGACGATAGTAATACTATTCAAATATTAGATGATCAATTTGTACCTAATTTAAAATTAGAAGTTAATTCCGCAATAAATCCTAACGGATCAAGTATACAAGAATTAAGAAAAGCTTATTCAGAATTACCTGTATTTGGACAACAAAGTATAGTAAGATCTATGACATTTGAAACCAATATGTCTACTAAATTATCTAGTATGATTGCTATATCTGCTAGATCAGATACTAATGCTTCTGTTAATTCTACTGATGCATCATCTTTGACTTGGTTAAATAAAAATTTTAATGATAGATATAAACCTTTTATAACAGAAGCTAGTAAAAACAGTGCATCTAACAGTGATAAAACTTCTGATAATAATGATAATACTGCATTAGAATTATTTAATAATATAGTTAGAAGAGTATATTTGGGAGGAGATTTAGATAGTTCTGGTATTGAAAGTGCTAAAAATTCATATAGAGAGTTTATTTCTAAAATTAAATCTGTAGGGACTGTAACAACAGGAGCTCTCTTCATACCTGCTAATTTATCTATAATTATAGATGGTATAGCAGGAATAGTAATGGGCCAAGCTTTTACAATACCTGAAAATAGGCTACCTCTATCTTTAAGAGGTACAAACGGGTTTACTAAAGTAGGATTTATAGTAGTTGGACTTCATCATACCATAGAAAATGAACAGTGGACTACTGAAATAATAGGTCAAATGATTAGATTGAAACAAAAAGTAGAATACGGAAAGATATCTAATTATATTCCTGTTGAAAATACTCCTTATGATACTTACGGAGTTAGTGGAGATACTTCTTTTAAATCTGAAAATTGCACTTCTCAAGATCCTACAGATGCTAAAAAAGCAATTAAAGATTATTTAGGTAGAGATTTAAGTTTAGATGAATTTAACCATCTTATAGCAGTAATAAACGGAGAGGCTGGAGAAATTAGTTCTGTAGAAAAGGCCTATGTAGCTGGTGTAATTTTAAATAGAGTTAGAACTAATTATGAAAACTACGGTAAAGATGTTATTTCTCAAATAACAGCTAGAAGTCAATTTTCATCTGTTAAACCCGGAGACAAAGGTTTTAGAGTAGTTTCATGTTCCGTAGCTGGACAAATATATAATGCTATATCAAAATATCTAAATTCTGTACCTAAGAATTTTAAATCTTTTGGATCTAATAAAGCAGAAGCATATGTAGTCCCAGGTAAAAGAACAAAACAGGATGGTGAGGTATACATACAAAATTTTAAAACTAATAATAATGTACACGGAGGAGAAGGAAAAGGATGGGTTATAAAAGGACAAAGCATATTTGGAGTTACCTCAGGGAGTTATAAAACCTAAAATAAATAAAATGATAAAATATTATCCATCTTCTAGAATACTAACAGGATCTTATACTAATGGAGGAGAATATACTACTCCTGATGGATTTTATTATACTGGATTTTATTATATATTATATGATGGTTCTACTTATACAGGTAAAAATCCTGTAACTGGAACAAATCAAGAGTTAACTCCTGTAGTATACGGATTTCCTATAGCTTCTAATTTATACAATCCAATTAAAGCTAATAATAGTAATCCTCCTGCTAATTTACCTCTACAATCTTTAACATCTTATTTTCCTAAACCTACAGAATCAGATTATACTACGGGATATTTTACCAGGTATTTTGCTAAGAATGTTACAGGACTTCAATATGTAATAGAAATATCTCCTAATGATTGGTCTAACATACAAAATGGTAATGTTGCTCCTAATATACTAAGCTATGAAACCACAAGTTTATTTTGGCAATTAACAGGACCTTTACACGATACCAGAATATCCCAATATCAAGTAAAAGGAGGAGTATATGACACTAATAAAAGAGTTACAGAATCCACAGCTAAAGGATTTGTAGGATTACTAGCTTTTATAAACAACAACTATACAAAATTTGCAAGAATTTCTAATTGATATTTTGATTTAGAAATAAAAAACCATACCTTTACAAATTAAAGAGGTTATGGCTTATTTTATAATAGAAACAGAAAAACAATTAAATAGTTTACCTGTAGTAGAGGAATGCTTTATAAAAGTAATCCCCTTTTCAGATGAAGTCCATCCTAAATTAACTGAAGTATCTCTCATATACTATAATGATTTTAGTAAAGGATACATTTTCTGTATTAAACATTTAGAAGGATTTTCATTAGATATAGAATTAATTAAAAAAAGATTAAAACTATCTTCTACAGTGTATGTTACTGATCAAAAATACACTTCTTATTTTTTAGATTTAGAAAATCTTTATGATGTAAATCAACATTTATTAGATATTGATAATAAATTAAAAGATTTTACGTTTCAAACACCTGTTTACAGAGATTTTACTTATAAATTTAAAAACTCAAATAAGTGTAATTTATTAATACCTGTTTCTAAGCATTATGAGCAATCAGAATCTCTTTTTGGTACTTTGGTACCGCTTATAGATAGAAAGTGTCTTAGAAGTCCTTATATTGCTTATACAGAGGTTTATAAATGGGTAGAAGAACAGGGAATTAGAATAGATAACAAATTATTTGAAAAACATTTTAAAACTAACACTGATAGCAGGTCAATTTCTGGAGATATTATATACACAAGTTATAATCTTTACAATATAACTTCTAGGCCTACTAATTCATTTAACGGAATAAATTTTTTAGCTTTAAATAAAGATAATAATTGCAGATCTGCTTTCATACCTAAGAATGATATATTCATAGAATTTGATTTTGATGCATATCATTTAAGATTAATAGCTAATAAGTTGAATATAAATTTACCTTTTAGTGAATCAATACATGAATACCTGGGTAAACAATATTTTAATAAGAGTAAATTAACTGATCAAGAATATGCAGAGTGTAAAAAGATTACTTTTAGACAATTATATAACGGAGTTGAAAAAAAATATAAAAAAATAGAATTTTTTGAAAAAATAGATATGTTTATACAATATTTGTGGGGAACTTTTAAAGAAAGAGGATACATCAAACTACCTAATGGTAGAAAATTAAAAGATAATAATGAATTTAATCCTACTAAGTTGTTTAATTATTATGTACAGTGTTTAGAAACAGTAAATAACATAAATAAACTAGTTAAATTGAAAGAACTTCTGAAAGATAAAGAATCTAAACCTGTTTTAATAGTTTATGATTCTATTTTAATAGATTATTCTAAAAAAGACGGAAAAGAAGTCTTATTTAAAATACAAGACATATTACAAGAGGGAAATTATGTAGTTAAAATAAAAAGTGGATTAAATTATAATTTCTCTTAAAAAATCAACTATTTATAAGGGAATAAAATATTTATACAGGACTAATATATAAAATAAATTGAAAAATAAGTTATTTTCTACTTTTACAGAAAAAGAAAAATTAGAAGAAACTCTAAATACTATAACTTATGAGTATACTATACTATACAATAAAATTTTTGTTTTAGAATCTCCAGAATCACAAGAATATCTTTGCACTTATAACATAGAAGTACCAGAAGGCTCTACTAAAATATTACCTAACACTATATTAGTACACAGAAAAAAAGAAACTAATACCCTCTACACTATAAACAGCTTAAATCTCCTTATTAAATCTCTAAACAATGGAGTATTAGATCATTCATTCAAAATCACTTGGGAAAACTACAGAAATACTACCCTACTAACTCAAGGTAATGAACTAAAAAAGCTAAATACAAAAATTTATAAAATAATTTTAATTTAGATTTGGTAAATTAAAATATTGTTTCTATCTTTATATTAAATAACAAATTTTTAAAAACAAAAAGTTATAATTATGATTACAGCAGACTCTATTAAGAGCAAGTTGTCCATCTTTAAGGATGCGAGCAACAACAAGAACAGTGAACGGTATGAAGACCTTAAAAAAGTAAAGGAAAAAATACTATGGTCACCAAAACCTGGCAAACACGTTGTTAGGGCAGTACCTAATGAAAAGGATTCGGAGAACCCTTTCATTGAATTATTTATTCATTTTAATATAGCCAACAGGACTATATTATCTCCTAAAAACTTTGGGGAACCTGACCCTATTATTGAATTTTCAGAAATGATGATTGAAGAGGCTAGTAAAGAGCCAACAGGTACTCTTACTTACAATGTTGATAAGTACAAAGCAGCCAAAAAATTAGAACCTGCTATTAGGTATTACATACCTGTAGTTGTTAGAGGGGAAGAGGATATGGGTGTTAGGTACTGGGGATTTGGTAAAAAGAACCTAGAATCTTTAATTAAAATTTTAGAGGATGAAGATTACGGTAATTTTACTAGCATTGAAAGTGGATTTGATTTGACTGTTGATGTGGTTTCAGCAGCAGAAGCAAAAAAAGAGTATCCTGAAATCACTGTTAGGCCAAAACGTACAAGTAGTAAACTATCAGAGGACAAAAAGATGATTTCTTTGTGGACTAAGAACCAACCTGATATCTACAGTGCATTCCTAATTTACACTTATGATGAGATTGAATCTCTATTTCAAAAGTGGATAAGGGATCCTAAAAACACTTTATTCAACGCTACTACTGTTATTTCCGTTAAAACTACTAAGTATAACGAGAATTCAAAACCTAAAAAGGAAACTGTTCCAGAATCTGAAAATGAAGAAGTTGAAACAATAAGTGCCCCTAGTGAGGTTACTCTTAAGAAATTAAAAGAGTTATTTGAAGAGGAAGATTAAATAGATGTCAAAAAATAAAAGCTTAACTAAAGCAATAGAGGGTGCTGTACAAGATAGTTTTGATTTGGATAAATTCATGGAATCAAAAAATCTTACAAGCACCCCTATTAAGATGAAGGATGAAAAGTGGATTCCTTTGTCTGAAGCATTCCGAGAATGTACTTCTATTCCTGGCATACCAATGGGTCACATTACTCTTTTGAGAGGTCATAGTGACACAGGAAAAACAACCGCTTTACTAGAAGCAGCCATTGCTGCCCAAAGTATGGGTATATTACCTGTGTTTATTATAACTGAAATGAAATGGAGTTGGGATCATGCTATTATGATGGGATTGAAAGTACAAGAAATAGCCAATGAGGATGGAGAAATAGTGAACTATAAAGGTAATTTTATATATGTAGACAGAGAAAAACTGAATACTATAGAAGATGTTGCTTCTTTTATTGCTGATTTAATAGATGAGCAGAAAAATGGAAGACTACCTTGTGATTTACTTTTTCTTTGGGACTCTGTAGGATCAGTACCTTGTAGACTATCAGTTGAATCTAACAAAAACAACAATGAATGGAATGCAGGTGCTATGTCCCAACAATTTGGTAATTTTATTAATCAAAAGATTGTCTTGTCTAGAAAACAAAGTCAAAAATATACTAATACTTTGGTAGCTGTGAATAAGATATGGGTAAGAAAACCTGAAAATGTAATGGGGCAACCTAAGATGGCTAATAAAGCTGGAAATACTATGTATTCTGATGCTTCATTGGTTATAACTTTTGGTAATGTTTCCACATCAGGTACCCAAAAAATAAAAGCAACTAAAAAAGGAAAAGATGTAGAATTTGCTAAACGTACTAAAATCTCCGTAGATAAAAACCACATCAATGGAGCTACTTCAGTAGGTAAAGTATTAGCTACTTCTCACGGATTTGTTATAGATGATAAAAAGCATTTAGATGAGTACAAAAAACAACACTCAAATGAATGGTTAAGGATTCTTCAAACAGATGACTTTGATATTGTAGAAGAAGAAGAAGATTCTAACGATTACTTCAATTCTTCAGAATCTGATGATTAAATATCTTCTTTAAAAAAGATACAGTTATTTGAAAAAATAGCTGTATCTTTACCTATCTTAAAAATATAAAGTTATGACACGAATAAACGTAGGGGTAGACGTAAAAAGTCTTACCAACAAACACCTATTGGCTGAAGCTAGGGAAATTAAAAGGATACCTAATATGGTGTCTAAAGGAAGATGTAATTTAAAGAATATTCCTGACAAGTTTACTTTGGGTAAAGGACATGTTAGTTTTTTCTATGATAAATTAAAATATCTAAGAAATAGGTATGATGATCTTTATAAAGAATGTAAATTTAGGGGATTTAATGTGCAAGATTATTCAGAATCCTGGAATAATGTTCCAACAGAACTAATGAATGATTATATTCCTACTACAGAAGATATTCAAATAGTGGAAGAGAGAATCGCTGAGAGATTGAGTAACCCTATATCTAAACAAAAACAATTGCATGGATCAATATAAAAGCAGTAGACCAGAAGGTCTGACTAAAAGTAGTCATGTTTTAATAGTAGATGCTCTTAATTTCTTTTTAAGGAGTTTTGCTAAAGTAAATCATGTAACTACTAATGGAGAGCATATAGGAGGATTAGCAGGGTTCTTAAAATCTTTAGGATTCTTAATAAAAAAACTAGGTCCTACTAGAGTAATACTAGTGTTTGATGGAGAAGGGGGATCTACTAATAAAAGATACCTTTACCCAGAATACAAAGCTAATAGGCATTTAGAAAGGGTAACTAATTGGGAAGCATTTGAAGATCAAGAACAGGAGTCTGATGCTATGATAAGTCAAATAGTAAGATTGATTGGATATTTGAGATGTTTACCTGTAGATATTGTAATTTTAAATAAAATAGAGGCTGATGATGTAATAGGATATCTTGTCACTAAATTTAATAAAAAAGTTACAATAGTTTCTACTGACAGAGATTATCTTCAATTAGTATCTGACAGGGTAAGTGTTTATTCTCCAACAAAGCAATTATTATATTCTCCTAAATTGTTAAAAGAACAATACGGAGTATATCCTCAAAACTTTCTTACTTGTAAAATAGTGACTGGAGATGATGGGGATAATGTACCTAACGTAGCAGGTATTAAAATTAAAACCTTATTGAAATTATTTCCTGAACTAGCAAGTGAAGAAGAAATAAGTTTAGATTATATTTTAGAAAAATCTAAAAAAGAAAAAGGTAAAAAATATGTGGATATTTGTAATTATGAACATCAATTAAGAATAAATAAAAAATTGATGGATCTTAAGAATTTAAACATTCCTCAACAAGACAAAGATTATTTAGATGAAGTAGCATCTTCCCCTAATAACTCTTACAACATGGTATCATTCTTAAAAATGTTTAATAAGGATCAACTAGAAAAAACAATACAAAATCCTAATAATTGGTTAAGTGATACTTTTGTAAAATTAAAATTATATAAACCCGATACTAATAACAACATATGACAGTTTTAGATAGATTAGAATCCTACGGAAAGGGATTTCAAATAAAAATTATAACTTCTTTAATGAATAATAGGGAGTTTCTTCTTACAATTTATGACATAATAGAATCTGATTTTTTTGATAATCCTGCTGATAAATGGATTGTAGATAAAATTATAAACTACTATAAAACTTATAAAATACCTCCTACTTTAGAAGTTCTAAAAATAGAGTTAAAGAAAGTAGAAAATGACGCTCTTTCTGAAGCAATAGCTTTTCAACTTTTAGAAGTTAAGAAAATCTTAAAAGATGAACTTCAAGTAGAAGATAGAGATTTTCTAGAAAAGGAATTTTTAGATTTTTGTAAGTTCCAACACTATAAAAAATTTATTCATAATTCTATTCAATATTTAGAGTTAGGAGACTTGAAAACTATAGAGTCTATGTCTAAAAGTCTAGGAAGAATAGGAGAAGGAAGAGATATAGGCCATGAATATGATAAAGATACAGAGGTAAGATATCAACAAGCAGAAAGAAAAGAAATACCTACTCCTTGGGAAGTTATAAATGATTTATTATTAGGAGGTTTAGGTAAGGGGGAGTTGGGATTAGTATTTGGAGGACCTGGATCAGGTAAAAGTTGGTTTTTAGTGAATATAGCTGCAGCAGCAGCGAGAGAGGGTTTTACTGCTTATTATTATACATTAGAATTACCTGAATATTACGTAGGAAAAAGATTTGATTCCCTATTTACCGGTATAGATGTTAGAGATTTAGCAGATAGGAGAGAAGAGGTAGATGAAGCAGTGAGTAAATTAAAAGGTAAGCTTATAATTAAAGAATATCCTATGAAAAAAGCTTCAATAGCAAGTATACATGCTCACATACAAAGATCTATAACCTTAGGTAATAAGACACCTGATGTAATTGTAATAGATTACTTGGATTTGTTAAGAAACGATAGAAATTACCATGAGAGAAAAGAAGAATTGGATGATATCTACGCAGCAGCTAGAGGCATGGCACAAGAATTAGGTATTCCAATTTGGTCAGCATCTCAATTAAATAGGTCTGCAGCTCAAGATAATAAAACTCAAGCAGATAAAATTGCTGGATCTTATGAAAAAATAGCTATTGCAGATTTTGGATTAGGTATTTCACGTAAAGATGAGGATAAAGCTAATGATGAAGGCAGGATTACAGTTATGAAAAATAGATTTGGACCTGACGGTAAAACTTACGTTGCTAGCATAAATACTAAAAACGGAAATATACAAATTTCTGATTTAGAATGGTCTTTAGACAATGATAGTAGTTACTCAAAACCTAATAAATCTACTAATAATGCAATTACTTCTGAAGATATGAGTTTTTTACAAAAATCATTATTCAAAATGAATATGTGATAGTATTTATTATAACAAAAACAAATTAAAATATGAGTCTCTTAGGTTTATTTCAAAAAAACGGAGATATTTACGCTCCAAAAGCTTCTCAAATAAATAATGGTATAAATACCATTGTATCAGAAAAGAATACTTCAGTTACTAATGATTTAGTTAGTGACTATCTTTCGGATACTAATTATAATCTCAGACCTAAACCTGGACAAATAACCTATCAACAACAATTACAAAATATTGTTAATCAGGGAGGAGAACTCTAAAATAATCTAATAAAATAAATTTATTTATACGTTAACTAAGTAAGAAATTCCTTAGATTGGAATTCTATTTTTAAAAATTAAAAAATAACATGGATATCTCTCAAAAAATTTTAAGTGATGTAACAGTTTACATGAAATATGCTAAGTATCTTCCTGAATTAGAAAGAAGGGAAACTTGGGAAGAATTAGTAACTAGAAATATGGAAATGCACCTAAAAAAGTTTCCTGATTTAGAATATGAAATTAGAGAAGCTTATAAGCTGGTATATGATAGAGAGATATTACCTTCTATGAGGTCTATGCAATTTGCAGGAAGACCTATAGAAATAAATCCCACAAGAATATATAATTGTTCTTACCTGCCCATAGATGATATAAGGGCTTTTAATGAAACTATGTTTCTTTTACTTAGTGGTACTGGAGTTGGTTTTTCAGTACAAAAGCATCATGTAGATAAATTACCTGAAATACGTAAATCTAATTTAAAAAAACATAAAAGATATTTAATAGGAGATAGTATAGAAGGATGGTCTGATGCAATTAAAATGCTAATTAAATCTTACTTTACGGGAGGACCTACTATAAGTTTTGATTTTTCAGATATAAGACAAAAAGGTATGAGATTATTAACCTCTGGAGGGAAGGCACCCGGACCTCAACCCTTAAAAGAATGCTTGTTAAAGATAGATGGAGTTTTAAATTTAAAAGAAGATGGTGAAAAATTATCTCCTATAGAAGTATATGATATTATATGCCATATAGCAGATGCAGTACTGGCAGGAGGCATCCGTAGAGCAGCTCTAATCTGTTTATTTAGTGCTGATGATGATCAGATGATATCTTCTAAATCGGGAGCTTGGTGGGAATTAAATCCTCAAAGAGGAAGATCTAATAATTCTGCAGTTTTATTAAGAAATAGAGTAACAGAAGATTTCTTTTTTGAACTTTGGGATAAAATAAAAGCTAGTGGAGCAGGAGAGCCTGGATTATATTTATCAAATGATAAAGATTGGGGGACAAACCCATGCTGTGAGATTAGTTTAAGACCTTTCCAATTTTGTAATCTATGTGAAGTGAATGTGTCTAATGTAAAATCTCAAGAAGATTTAAATAAAAGAGTAAAATCTGCAGCTTTAATAGGTACTTTACAAGCTAGTTATACTAATTTCCATTATTTAAGACCTATATGGCAAAAAACCACAGAAAAAGATGCTCTAATAGGGGTAGGTATGACCGGTATAGGATCGGGAGTAGCAGGTAAATTAGATTTAAATGAAGCTTCTCAAATAGTAAAAGAAGAGAATGAAAAAATAGCTAGATTAATAGGAATAAATCCTGCCGCTAGAGCTACAACAATAAAACCTTCTGGAACCTCCTCTTTAGTTTTAGGCACTTCTTCCGGAATACACGCTTGGCATAATGATTATTATATAAGAAGGATAAGAGTAAGTAAAAATGAGGCCATATACACTTATTTATCAATATATCATCCAGAATTAGTAGAAGATGAGTATTTTAGACCCCATGATACGGCTGTAATATCTATTCCTCAAAAATCTCCTGAAAATTCTATTTTAAGATATGAATCTCCTATAGAATTACTAGAAAGAGTTAAACACTTTTATAAGAATTGGGTAAAACCTGGACATAAATCAGGTCAAAACACTAATAATATATCAGCAACAGTCTCTATTAAGGAAGAAGAATGGGAGGAAGTAGGAAAATGGATGTGGGAAAATAGAAAATCATATAATGGATTATCAGTATTACCTTACGATTCAGGCACATATAAACAAGCTCCTTTTGAAGATTGTACAAAAAATCAATATGAGTCTATGATGAAGGTTTTAAATGATGTTGATTTATCTAGAATAGTAGAAATGGATGATAATACGGCACACACTGCAGAACTTGCTTGTGCAGGCAATAATTGTGTTATTGTTTAATAATCAACTATTTATTACTATATGAAAAATACTTTACTACAAGAATGTGTAATAGCATCATTAGAAATTGATGGTCAAATGATCATTGCTAAAAATAGAGATCGTAAATATGATCCTAAAGTGGAGATTATACATGAATTGATAGACGGTGTAGAGGTAGTTTATTGGCATGATACTATAACTGACTGGTCAGAAGGTATGAATGAGTACGGTATAGGAATAGTAAATGCTTGCCTTATGGTAAAAGCTGATGAAGCTGAAGGAAAAAAGGATGAAGATGGTAAAGCTAAAGGATTATTTCTATCTAAAGACGGTTTTATAATAAGAGCATCTTTAAAGAGTAAGAAATTATCAGATGCAATAAGGGATGCTATAACCTATCCTGGAAAAAACCCTAAAAACAAAGGTATAAAAGGAGAGACTATAGTAGCAAATGCTAAACAAGCTTTTATTATAGAGCATACTTCTAGAAATCTACCAGTAATTAGAAAGGTTAAAAAAGGAGCAGTAGCTGTAAGGACTAATCATGGTATAGTATACAAAGAAGAGGGGTATACTGAAGGTAAACCTAGAGAATCTTCTATTTCTAGGATGAAAATAGCTAAAAAAGAGCTAAAAAAAGTAACAAAACCTTCTGAAGTGTTACCTACTTTAGCTAAGCAATATACTAAAGATCCTTTTTTAAATCCTTATAGAAGAGATAATCCTTCTGGTATGGTTACTACAGGTCAAATAATGATGAACTTAGGTAAAAAAGAAGTTTATGTTAGATTAGATGATGAAAATTCTGAATTTGAAGGTTATAAAAATAAACTTCCTAAAGGATATGAACCTAAAATAAAAGTATTCTACGGTAAAGAAAATAAGAGATTAAGATAAGAAGGGATATGGTGAGATTATGGAGAATAAAAGAGATTTTATTGAAGGCATTCATTATAAATTAGAAGAGGGGAGAGTAATATTTCTCCCCATTTTCCATATTGAAAGGGGATATTGTTGTGGATGTCAGTGTTTAAACTGTCCTTATAACCCAAGACACGTAAAAAATACTAAAAAACTTCAAAGTAAATTTGATATTTCAAAATAAAGTTAGTATCTTTATTTAATATGAAATCTATTAAAGCAATTAAAGAATCTAAAACGGTTCACATTGGTGACATGGCTAGGCTAAGTGACCTTGACGCAGAAGAAAGAGTAAGATTGGGATCCTGGATGTATATTTCTAAGGCTGAGTACAAAAAAGGAACAACAATAGAAACTGCTCAATCTAAAAAAATTGAAGAAGAAAAGAAAGAAAAAACTTTGAGTAAAAAAGCAGAAAAACATTCTAAGCTAAAAGAAAAACAAAGATGAGTTATTCAAGATGGTCAAATAGTAGATGGTACACCTTTTGGAGTTCTACCATTGATTCAGAAATGGAATTTAAATATCCTTCAAAAGATTTAAAGTATAAGCAAACTTTTGAAATATGTGATATCCCCTCCTACTATTTGACTTACGGGGATATAGAAGTTAAAGGAATTAAAAAAATATTAGAAGAAGTAGAAGATTTATATTCTAAAGATCTGCCTTTTAGAGAAAGTATTGAGGCTATCAAACTACTCTTTAAAGAACAAGTAGTTCCTAGAACTCCTCCAACTTGGAGAGAAATGAGGGAATTACAAGATTATATTTTTGAATTTAAAAAGGATGTAGATAATCATTTTAAATTATTTAATTTTATTAAATATGAGTGGTATTATCCTATTAGGAATAAAATATTATTAAAATGGAAAAAGATAAAAAAAAAGAAGACCCGTTTAATTCGTTAAAATATAAATTTGAAAATACTAAAGTAAAAATAGTTAAGTCAATAGCTAAATTATTTGGTATTAAGGTATTCTTGTATAGAGGATACTCTTACGGTCAAATAATTGATGGAGATTCTGATTTAATCCCCTATGTGGATTTTGTAAGTTATATTTTTAAAAGAAACCCTTGGAAAAGTAAATAAATAATATGATAAAAATAGATGTAAGTAAGTATAAATCACTAGACGCGGCTCTAAAAGCTTATAAAGCAAAGCATTTAAAAATAGGAATAGTTAAAGAATTGAGGGAAAGACAAGAATATGTTAAACCTTCAGTTGCTAGAAGAATGGAGATAGAAAAAGCTAAATATAAACAAGCTATAATAACCAAAAACAACAATAAATGATATGACTTCTCCAGAAGAGTATTATGAAGCAATAAAAGAAGTAGGTGAGGGCAGTTTATATTATCTTGTAAGTAAACCTAATATAAAAGATGAATTTATTTGGGAACCTGTTCACATAAATACTAAAAATAAAGAACAGACTATAAATACTTTAACTAGGGTATCTCAAAAACCTAATTTCATAGCATTCCCAGGAACTGCAGAACATTCAAAAATAGTAAACGATTTATAAATACTATGATTAAATTAATAGATTTGATAAAAGGAACAGCTAGAGATCCCTTTACAGGAGAACTGTATGAAGGTTTAATTAAGACAGTTGAACCTGAAAAAGCTAAAGAACTATTAAAAAAGAATAACCCTGATATCATAGATTATATTTATGTTTCTACTGACGGTTATTTAATAATAAGTTGTGTATTAGAATACCCAGATGAAAAAACCTCTAATTATACTACAGGAAATATAGTAAATCAAAATTTATCTAATTTAATAAAAAATATAAATAATTTAGGTTATTATATATCCAATTACGGAACAAGAGCAACTGTTGAAAATAGATATAATCCTTCTGTATTTAGGGACTTTATAAACAATCACCAACCGGAAGAAGTATATTTAAGAATACAGCCAAAATATGGAGAAGAAGTTACAACTGAAGTACCAGAAATATTGTATCATGTGACAGATTCTAGATATATTTCAAATATAAAGAGGATAGGATTAACTCCCAAAACAAAATCCAAATTAGCTTATCATCCTGAGAGGATATATTTAGCTAGGACTAAAAGTGCAGCTGCTATAATAGCTGATAGAATGGAGGAATTAAATGGAAATTATAAACCTATAATATTAAAAA